TAGAGTCTGGTTCAAGCGGTGAAATAATCCGTATGCTTTGGCAACCATACTTCATACGGCACAACCTTTCATAATAACTAATAACACTTAAAGAAAAAGAGATACCAAAATGGCAGAAGTAGCACCAGGACAAGCAAACACCTATGTCCCTACATTCAGTGAAGCGACAGGATTAGTACAGGTTGAGTTTTCACGCAACCCAACTACCTTCGCAGTAAACTCATACGCAAAATTAGTTCCTGTATCAAAAGATACGGGCTACTATTTGAAGATAGACGAGGAGGAACAAGCCCGCGTGGTTTCAACCTCCGATTGGGTTTGGGGCGATGGCAATGATGCGCCAGAAGGCATCCAACAAGACCACGAATTCAGCACATTCAGAACTCAACGTCATGCACCAACTTTTCAACTCGGACAGAAATCAGCAGGTAATGCCGACTTCGATGTAATCGCATCACACGCTAGAATGGCAGCATCAAAGTGTATGCGTATTCGTTCTTACCGAGCAGCAACAGCACTTACCACAACAGGTAACTGGGTAACAGGAACAACTGACACAGCAACTAATGTTGGTGGTGGTAAGTGGAGTGCTGCAACAGCATCAAACAACTACATCCAAAAGTCGTTTAATGGCGTAGTTGAAAACATCCTTTCTAACACAAACGAAGCAGTTACAGCAAAAGACATCACAGCAGTAATGTCCGACCAAACCGCACACGCAATCACAGAATCTGCGGAATATCGCACGTATTTCCAAGGAAGTCCCTTCGCAGCTAACTTTGTTCGTGGCGCAGGAGAATTTGATGAGTTCCTACTCCTTTCAACATTCTTTGGCGTTGGTGGAATTATTGTAGACCCAACTAGCCGAGTTACAAATCGTAAAGGTGGCACGAAAGCACGTTCACGAATCTTTGATGACGATTGTGTATTCGTTTCACGTGTTGGTGGTCAAATGGGAACAGAGGGTGTTCCAGATTTCTCAACACTTTCAATCTTTGCTTATGAAGATATGACCGTAGAAACCGAAGATGACACATGGAATCGTAGAATACGAGGTCGTGTAGTTGATGATTCAGCAGTGGTTCTAACAGCCCCTCTCTCTGGTTACCTCCTCCAAGATGTTTGGGATTGATACTTAGGACAATGGGTTATGATTAACCCGACCCCCTATGAGGGCGGGAGGGATATTCCCTCTCGCCTTCTTTTATGGAGATTACATGGCACAAGCAACTTACATCACAGCATCCGAACTAGCAGAGTCTTTTGATTCTAGGATGATTAAACAATTGTCTTCGTATACGGGAAGTCCACAATCTAGCGTGGACAACTCAACTGTAACGAATGCTATTGAAAAAGCATCTTCAGAAGTTGAGTCTTATGCGTTGCGTGGTGGTCTTTACACATCTACTAATTTGTCTGATTTACAAACCTCGGACGATTGGGCTTTAAAAACACTTGTTTCCACCTTGACAATGAAACATTTGTTTCGTGGCAAAACGGGTCAAATACCACCTGACATGATTGCAATGGTTGGAGAAGCTACAGCGACTCTTGAAGAATTGCGGGAAGGCAAGAGGGTGTTCAATCTAAGTACCACCCACGATGCAGGTAAGGCAAAGGCGTTTATTATTAGCTCAAACGTGAGAAGTAATTTAAATATGCCTTCTGATGGCATGAACTTCCCTAGAAGGATTACCAATAAATACTAATGGCAACACTACGCATTAAATCCAGTGAACTTGGTGGTGCTTTGATGACACGAATTACCGACTTGGTAAATAGCCAAGAGCTATCTACTGTGTTGGTTGATAGGGCTAAAACTAGAATTAGAAACCAAGGCGACTCAACACATAAGTACGAGGAGCTTTGGGCAACAAGGTTTAGCGCAGGATACAGAAAAGGTGGAAAAGCATTACGTGACACTGGTTTTCTAATGTCCAACCTGCACTCGGAATCTTTAAAAAATTCGACAAATAGGGTTCGGTGGATTCTTAAAGACGGAACGGGATATGGTTTAAAACACCAAGAGGGTTACACAGTCAGAGGACCAATTGCTATACCCCTTAACAAAAAGTGTGCAAGCATTCTAGCTCGGCTTGGCGACCCTCCCCATGACATTAGTGCTATTCCAGATTTTTTAGAAGAAGCACCTAGTTTGAAAGAGGCTCAAAAAGGTAGTAACGCATCTATTAAATGGGACTATTATGTAATAGATTATGAAGGCGATATGGAAGTAAAGCCAAGAAAGATTGCGAATGCTCCACCAGAAGACATTAAAGCTATATCAAGAGTAATAAAAAGAAGAATTAGAAAACAAGGACAGAAATAAAATGGCAAACATTTTTAACATAAGCGGAGCTACAACCGTCCAATATGATACAAGCAGTACTGCGGGGTCAAGTTTTAGTGGGACGGCTTTAGGACAAACCGACAGTAACGATTTAATTTCATTTGAACTAGAGTATTTTAAAGAGCCAATCCACACGACAGAGTTTGGTCCTCATATACCCGCCCAATACGTCAATCTTGGTGCGTTGGGCTATTTAAGCATGACATTAGTTAAGTGGGACTTAGATGCACTAGAAGATTTAACACAAATGTTGCCTGGCACAATAGTTGAATCTTCCATCGGTGATATAGGTGCATTGATGCTTGGTGCTGATACAGCCGTAGGTGTTGCAGACCAAACCTATTCGACAGATGGGCAATGTGCTATCAAACTTGTGACCAGTATTGGAAGCGACTACACTTTTCGCAACTGTGTTATAGACGGTAGAATCAGGGTTATGGACTTCGGAAATAGACCACAGAGATTGGCTTTAAATTTCCTTTGCTTGCCGTATGCAGAATCAGACAACACTTTAGAAGACGGAAGCGTAATTTACACAGAATCTTAATTTTTAACAGGAGGATATTTTAATGAAAGTAATTGAAACAAGCAACGATGACCATGTATTCCAAGTCACAGTTAAAAACAAGGGCATTATATTTATTGATGGGTTTGAATTGGCATCAAGATGTGCGGAGATACCAGGCGTTGATGATGGCAATGCAAAAGCCACAGATATTGCACAGGCAGTTTCAGATGTTGGGTGGAGCGAGTCGCAAATGTCTAGCTTCAATAGCCACGAATTGTTTTCGGTCGGCTCAAAAGTGTTGGTGGCAATTGAAAACATGGGAAAGTCGTAGAACCGTATGCAAATTTTGCCAAAGTATATGGTTGGTGTCCAAATGTCAGGGGCTTGTCAAGAGGAGAAGTCGAACTTGGTTTAATGGCAAGAATTACGAAGATGAGAGCATTAACCTGTTTGGAATACTTCCAAGGTGTTGGAGCAATACTAAATCCAGAAGTTCTTGTGGGACTAGCATCTCAAGCAGGATTACCAGATAACGAATTGGTTAAATTACAAATGAACATAAATAAGCAGAATATGAGGAATCAATCATGGCAGTAACATTCGAAACATCAAACGGTCTATTTAAAAGACTAGGAAAACTATTTTTTATTGCAAGAAAAGTTGAAGCGCATCAAGGCACAGGTTCAGGAAGTTTGGCAGATGAAATCGAAGATGTTGTGGATGAATTTACTTCGGCTGACATGCACATGGTTTCTGATTTTACAGCGAAAGATGCCATCTTAAATTGGCAAAAAAGTGCGGGTGACATTATGTACACTATTTCAAACATCGCAAAGCGATGCGTTATTGAAATGGTAAACGATGACACAACCTTGAACCAAAAAACATTACGGCAAGCATTGGAAGAACTTGTAGACCAAATGAGTACCTCAGACCATGTTGAAGATGCGGTCTTTTCATTAACTGGCGATGATTCACCCGTCAGTTTTACGGGTACAGGTAGTGGCAGATTCTTCACTTCTACATCCAATGGCGAGGGTAAAAAATTCCAATACTTGCGAGTAGGTTACACGACACTTGAGTGTGTAAAAGATGCACAGGTTTCTGGAACAGCAGGGCGTGAAAGCTTTACTCTTATGAGCGACAAGGCAATATCAGATATTCGTGACCCTGCATTTCCAGGTGGTTACGGAAGTACCAACACCATTGCGGTATCAGACCCAACATATTCGCAGTCCAATGCTGTTGGTCGTAACATGTTAAATAATGGAGATTTTGAAACCTTCACAGTGGCTAACACACCAGACAACTGGACAGTGGCGACAGGCACTATTGGCACAACACTTTTAGAAAACACAGGTTATCACAGGGGTGCTAAATGTTTACGTATTAAGGGTGACGGCTCACAGCTTACAAAAATTACTCAAACATTTAATACAGCAGGACAGACTACTGCAAAGTTTAAACCCGAAACCAGATATGGATTATGCTTTTGGATTAAAGTAGATGCGGGTGTATCAGCAGGAGTTTTAAAAATACGTATTTACAAAGCAGACGGCTCAACAGTTTTAGATACTGCAGATGAGTCTGTTACTTTAGTAGGGTTGGTGGATGACACATGGACTGCGAAGGCAGTAACATTTTCAACCCCATTAGTGCTAGATTCTAGTTACAGCATAAGTGTAGAACTAACAACGGCTGTGACAAACAATGGAAACGTATACATAGACGGCTTGCAAGTAATAAGGATGCAACATTTAACCAACGAGTCAAGTTTCCATATTGCAGTTATTCCAGGTGCAACGGATTTCATTGTAAAAGATTTGGCTAAAGTTACTATTACTCAGTCCACAACCAGTGAGTTTCAAAAATACTTAAATAAGTTTTTAGGTCTTGAGGATTTGGGTATACAAATACCCTATCACACATCCGCTTCTATTGCGGATAGTTTGATTGCGTAATACTTTATGGCAACTACTACGCAAAGAGAAGTCTATGAGGGTTTGCTAACCGACCTAAGAACTGTATCTGGTGTGCATGATGATTTTATCTACATCACGCCAATGCCTGTGTTTTCCCCTGCGGATTCGCTTTTTATACAGCTTATTCCTGGAGTTCCACTACCACAAACTGAGGTTTCGGGACTAGGTTTGGTGGAAGAAACATTTAGAGTAGCTGTATGGACTAGGGTGTTTCTTGACCAATCTGGACACTCTACCGAAAGAATTACCGATGCAACATTTGGTGTAATGAAAACAATAGGCGATGTTCGTCAGGTGTTAATACACTCGACTGCAAATGGCGAATCAACAATACCTGTCCGTTGGATTTCTGGTTCAACGCCAACAGAATCAGATGCAGAACCAGGTTGGGTATATTACGAAGATACTTTCCAAGTAGGATACGAAATAGTCTGGAGTTAAAATGGCTGAAAATCTTGGAACAATTGATATAGCGGTAAAGGCAGACGAATCACAAGTCAAAGAAGCTTTTGATAAAGCTTTAGGTGACGGTGGTAAAAAAGCGGGTAAGTCAATTTCCGATTCCCTAAGTTCAATAATGGGTAAAACAGGGAAGAAAATAGGCGACCTAACACACAAAGCACTTGGCAAAATATATGGCGTTGGTGGCATGCGTGGTCCTGAGTCTGGACCAACGAAGTACGGTAGTGCTTTTGGGTCGAGCATGAAGGGTTCTATGGCAGGGACTCGCATAGGTGCAATTGCGGGTCGTATTGGGGCAATCGCAGGACCAATTGCGGTTGTGGCGGGTGTTGTGATTGCTCTAGGGGTCATTGTTAAAAAAATAATTTCTGCGTTTATTGGCTTGGCAAAAACACTATCGTCAATGGCACATAAATATGCGGGTATAAATGCAGAGATGGCTGTTTTGTCTGCAAAGAAAAAGGTCGGTGGGCTTGCGAGGGATATGCGATTCGCACACATGATTGCACCCGCCACGAAAGAAGCATCAAAAGCTTTGAGTGGGTTGAAAGATGCGATACTTCCACTCAAGGCGTATGCTATGACAGTTTTACAAATGCTAGGAACAGAGGTTATAGGTATTGTCACAGATATATTAAAGTCTTTGGGTGAACTTCTTGTCACTTTTGGTCCTCTTATCGAAGCCGTTTTGATGCTAACTAGGGTTATATTAAGAATGTTACGTATTATTTTTACGATAAGAAGTAATCCAATTGGTTTTTTGCAGGGCTTAATAACTGGAAAGTCATTTGATATGTTCAATTTCAACGACCTAAAAGAGGGTATTGAAGGAACGAACACAGCACTAGGTAGAATACTCAAAGAGATTAAAGATGGCAAAGACGACCAGTGGATAGAAAACTGGAATGCTTACATGGCTAATGTTGGCGCACAACTCTCAGGCGGTGCTTGGAATCCAAAGTTTAATACCCAAGCTCAAACAGTTCCTTCAAACGGTAGTAATTCACCATCATCGTCATCATTGAATACAGGTTTAACAATTGGTTCGTGGCTTTTAAGCAATGGGCTTAGGTGGATGTGACATGGCTTACAAAATAACGTACAACAATTTTGGGTCAGAGGGTTCTGGAAGTGCTAAGTGGACTCACATACGCATTGCCAACTATTCAAGCAGTCCATTGTTTGCAGATGATACTCAAACGCACTGGACAACCGAGCATACGATTTCGGGAACAGCTTTGTTAAATGTTGTTGAAAGAGATTTAACTAAATCTTTAGTTAAGTGCAGAACACATCTATCTAAAGTTGGTCGCAACTTAGTAATTAAAGAGGATACCACCACGATTACCAGTGTTGGCAACAATGACTTCGACAAAGTTGATGGGTTGGCGTTGCCATACGCAGATTCTAGTGGCGCAGAATACAACTTTGCAGGAAATACTGATGCGGTCGGTTTCCCGAAGTGCGATTTTGAAATAAATGAATTTTATGGAACTGCAAACGCAATGGTTTCGTTCACCTTTACGTGGGTCGAATCAAAGAATGATGGAAGTGCAGATGAAGATTTATCTTATTCAGTTCTTTCCCACGTTTGGAAACAAACATTCACGATTGCCGAGGGAGGGTTACAGACTTGGAAAGTTAATGGAACATTAAGGATTAAACCCTATGCGCCCCTTGCAGGTACTTCTGGGTCTGCGGATTTAGGAAGAAACCCAGACTCATACAGAAATCTGGTTATGCCCAGTGTTCCACCAACATTTAGATTAAAGTCTATGGAGTGGGCAACCAACCAACAGGGCGACACTTTGTTGTACACTCTAGTATTTCAAGAACACGCAAGAAGATTGCCTAGTCCCGCAAAAAGAGGTTCGGGTTCGTTTACGTTTAAGAAAATGTTAGATTCTGGTGCGGGGCTTTTGGGGATAAAAACTTTTGAAGCAGAGCTAGAAGGTGGTTCAAATGCAAAGACTGCGGATTTACTTGCAAGTCTTCTTGATGCAAGCACAAAAAGAATACAGTGGACAGGGGCTACAAAAGATTTAATAACATCTCTTACGATTAGCGAACGAGATATATTTTCAAAAAAGGTAATAGGTTTGCGGGTTACTGCCCAAGGTTTAGATGCAAATGTTACGGGTTTACTTAGGGGAGGTTCTTTTACTAATTTAAACTTTGGGATACTAGGAGATTTTGTCACTGACACCAACATTGCAACGTCTGGTAGCGAGTGGGGAGATGCTTTAATATGTTCGTTCAAACGACAAATGTTTATTCCGTATGCGGGATATGATGGCGGTGATTTTCCTAAAGCGCAGTTGATGACTATGCCAGGTAGCCCTCATACGGGAAGTAGTGGTATTACGGGTGGACAAAATAATCAAGGAACTGTAGTTGAAGATATTTACAATCTGGATGAAATAGACTTAGGGAAGCCAGTACCGACTCCCAAGGCAGAAGATTTGCTAGGAGAGGAATTTGGAGAAGAAGCGCAATCTCCAGATGCTATTGCTCATAAGTACATGAATGTTACTGGTATCGAACGAGTAACTATTCAGCAAAACATAGCTGTTACCTCTACGAATGCTATGGTTTCAAAGCACATACCAATTACAACTGGTCCACCAGATATATATATAACGAGTGAATATACATTGACACGTAGCGGTTCTCCACCACCCATGTTGCATTTTGGTGTAAACAGAAATCACATTACTGTTGATGAACAAACGTCAGTAACCGCAGGTGAAATAGATGCTAGTGGCAACAGGGTTTACACAAGGACGATAAACCGAACACTTCGATACCTCTATGGTCATGGTGGTGGTGGGGTTGTTGAAGGTGAAACAATACCAATAACCTATTATCTTGGCGAGGAAGCTACTTTGACCATTTGTTTCAACAATCCATCAGGATACGTTATGTCAAGACCGTTTGACCCAAGAACCGATAGTGAAATAGACATAAGGGGTTCTACTATATGGAATCCAAGTACAAATTTTGGGGAAACGTATGAACTTGATTTTAGTATTCCAGTAGGGCAAATTTGACAAGGAGGTTATATGTCAGCTTTAAACCAATTCGGGATAGCGTACGATGCGGGTGGGCAACTGACAGAGTTGGCTATGTCGATGAAGGTCACAGACGAGATAGCTATACTTTTAATGCAACAAGGGGTTGATGTATCTAGTATAAACAAACTGTCTGTACCTTCGGGATTTACAAATGTAGGGCAAATGTCTATCTTGTGTTATTTGCCTATAAACATGAATTGGATGGATTTAGATTTGTGGGCAATAGTCGGTCCATGCAAGTGGAAGTTGTCCAATAATTATAGGATTCACAGGGTTTTTGCACAGCCCAGTTCTGGAGTTGACAGGACAACATTGGCGATAGTTTCGGTTGATGATTGGAGATACAACCTAAATATATTTGGTTCTAACAATACGGGTCAAAGCAGTAATAATAAATATGGAAGCGATTTCTCTATTGCAAGCGAGGACGTAACAAACGAAATTGAGGGTGACGTACCAGTACAGGCGGGTTCTTTAGATTCAGATAAGTTACACTTGTGGTATGACCTGAATTGGCTGAAGACACTAGACAACTCATTTAACGCATGGGGATATGAGAGGGAAATGTCAGATGCGGAACTTGCAGACAGGGTGTTGATGTCTTGCGGTGCTATTGCTTGTCCTCAGCTACAGTTAAGAGAGCCGACAAATTGCGGGGTCAATTACGAATCTGAATATGTATATGGAAGTCAAGAACCATCAATGGAATATAATGATTCTACGCATTGGATGGTGGCAGAGTATATTGGAGATGGTTGGAGATGTGCGACCCAACTGTGGAACAGGTTGTCAGAGTTTTACAAAAGCGGTCAGTTAGAATGTGCCTTTGGGAGTCCAGAAAGAAATGATGATTGGGCAGAGGATGATTTCCCAGACCCACTTGATAGAATCCCAGAAGAACCCGAAGTTTTAATGAACAAATGGATGGCTAGGGCAGAAGATGGCAACCAAGAAATACCCTCATCTGTTGATGTAAATTTTCCTGCACGAACCCCAACTGGTAAATATGTAATGTATCAGGTCAATGGGTGTGAGCATGGAAAGCCGTTTACGGGAAATCAACATTATTCTTATAGTGGGAATGCGGTTAGTTTAACCGACCACATAAAAACAAAAACAACAGAAATACCTGCAAGCGAATTGGCGGTTGGTGGCATTACACACATCACCATAGACCCGCTAGAAACTGATTTGCCTCTAGGCTTGACTCAAGCAAGAAAAGATGATTTGCTTCAAAGAGCTTTGCACCTATCGAAGTGTTATTACGCAAGGTATTACGCCTGTTCGGGAACTGCAATGTTTGTAGGTTGGCATCATGCTAGGGCTATACCAGGATGTACTTTGCAAGAGTATGGATTTTCAAGTAGTGTGCAATATACAAGGATTTTAGGTGGCAAACACAATCCTGCATTTGGTTTTTCAACAACAAGTTTTTCAAATTCTTCAGTGGTTACGGGTGGAGGGCTTCTTCTAAACAGACCAGACGGGCAAGCTGAAGTTATTACAGGTGGGGCTTCTTCCTCAAACGATTTGCTTTGTAGTGTTGTTGGAATAATAATGGATGCGGGTGGGTGTGTGGCGAAGGGTTATGTGTTGGAAAGGTTATCTGACGAAGAAACATTTGGAAATGACCAAGACTTGTTAAAGCCGACCGACCGTAGTATTCCAAACATGTGCTATGAGCCACTTAAAATAGGCGACTTGGTTTTGTTTGCCTTTGTTCCAAAGGGAACTGCTGATGATGAGCCAGAGATACCGATGTGTGACCAAGGTGGTTGCAATTATTTGTTTATAGCAGGGGAAGAAGTACAAACTCAGGAGTGTCAATAATGGCTATTAAATACACAACTCAAGAATCTGCGGAGTTAGCATACAGTAAAATTATTACGGGTTTGTTCGATGGGACAAACGAGGTAATTTTAATGGAGGGGCAACCATCCCGTTCTAATTTTATTTCAAAGATAATCATTACGAATACTGATACAGCAAAAATTACGCCTAAGATAAGAATACACAACACCTTAAAGTCGGGTGAAGATGATGAGTATATACAGCTTATGCCAGAGATTGAACTATCCTCAGATGAAAGATTGGTATACGAATCGCCTATCACGCCCTATGGTGGACAGAATCTAGTGATTGAACTTAATGGGGATGTGACAACATCTCAGCCCCAGTATATGATGGTGGTTAAAAATGTTTGACTTACTTACATACGACAACGAGGGCAGACCAAGATTAACTGTAACGGTTGAAAATCTTACACCTACACTTGCTGTGTTCACAGCCAAGAATGCTTTGTTCCCTACAGCGAATTATGCCACAAAAGATATTAGGAATGTGTATTCTGTTTTAGATTTTGATGACACTACAAATGAAAAAACTATTTTTTTAGGTTTGATGCCTAAACAATATAGGGGTGGTAATATAGAGGTTCATTTGCACTTTATGATGACAACAGCAACTTCTGGTGATGTAGATTGGATTGTATATTTTGACCGTTTTGGCTCTAATGATATAGACGTAGATACTAACACTTGGTCAAACACGACAACTGTGACGGATACATCTGTACCGAGTACATCGGGGCAAATTGCAATTACAACAGTAACGGTAACTGAAGGTGCGAACATGGATAACATTACCGCAGGAGATTTGTTTTCTATACAAATTGAGCGTGATGCTTCAACTGATACGGCTACGGGCGATGCGGAACTTTTAGGGGTGGAGATACGAGGAACTTAATGGCTATAGTATTTGATTCTAGCGATGGGGACGGTGCAGACTACCTAACCAGTACGAGTGCCTCAACGGTAACGGGACCCCCACTCACACTCGCTTGTTGGGTAAATCCAAGTACATTAACAGGGCATGATGCTTGTATAGCCGTAGGTTCATCTGGAAGCAACGAAGCGTACGCATTAAACCTTCGGGCAACATACAAAAAAGTTACAATGGAATCGCGTGATTCCTCTGGTGGGAGTATCGCACAAGCGGCAGATGATTACCGTGCGGATGCTTGGCAACATGTTGCGGGTGTTTGCACATCAAGTGTTTCAAGGCAAGCGTTCCTAGATGGGGTGGGTGGAACAGTTAGTACGACAAGTCGAACACCATCATCGGTTGATAGGATAAGAATTGGCGAGTGGTCAGCCGTTTGGTCAAGACCTTTTGATGGCATGATTGCTGAATGTGCAATATGGAATGTTGCTTTGAGCGATGGGGACATACAAGCAATGGCGAGCGGTTTAACACCTACATTGATTCGCCCTGACTCTCTGGTTTCATACTATCCTCTTGTTCGTAATTATATAGATGAGTTCGGAAATAATGAAGTCACACCGAACAATACAGTTGTTTGGGCAAACGAACATCCTATTGCTGTTGAGGATGCACCTTCTACTCATAGGAGCGCATGGGGTGGTATATGACGGGTCAAGACCCACAGGGCATTTGTTGTTATTGTAATCTGTTTCCTCAGTGTGGTCATTTTTGTGAAACGACAGACGAATTTGAATGCATACAGCAAGGCGGTACTTGGCTAGGTGAGGGGCAATTAGATTGCAACGACTGTGATGAAGTATGCGCTAACTGCGAACAAACCTGTACAGATAATTCTCAATGCCCAGATGGATATATTTGTGAATTTGGACAATGTGTTGTAGACCCTGATGCGAGTGGTTGGGGCGATGACAATGTAATGCCTTGCAATAGACCTGGAATTAGCGGGTCTAAAAATTGCCAAAAAGTTCTTCATGTAAAACGACCATATTTCCCAAATGGCACACCCAACTACAATGCGTGGGGAGTTGCAGTATGGCATCCACCTTGCGATGAGGATTGCGATGGAAGCATTCAGGACGATGGGGAAGTAGACACAGATGGAAACTGGATAATAAAACAGGAAGATTTAGGACCAATAACTTTTGAGCTTGGCACAGACATTTACGATGGAGATGGCGACCCAATAGGAAAATATGAAAGTGGTTGTTGTTGCGAATTGTATCTTATTGTCGCACAGTGTTGGGGTGGTGTTGAATGTATAGGTTTGAATAATATATGCAAATCGGAAATACCAGAGTGGAATCCGCAGATTGGTGAGGTGTTAATTCTACGAGGAAAAGACGGAACACCCGCAGAGGGGTGGTGTGGATATACCTTATACAATTTCAATGAAGATGGTAGTCAAAGATACGGTCCATGCAATAAACCTTTTTATGAATGGGTATTAAATAATGGTTGCAAGCTCGGTGGTGGCAAATCTGGTTCTGGTGGGTGCGCTGAGTCAGTTAGTCCAGGACCGCTTTTCTGTGATTTAGATATTGAGGTATTCCAAGTTCCAGACCCAAGTTGGGTTTACGGAGGAGGGAAAAGATTGTGTAGGTATGCTTGCGATTCGTGTTATGGAATCTTTGAGCAATGCGGAGCTTGTGACTGTCATCCTGAATATCCACAGTGCAGGTGTATAAAATCTGTTGATTGTGACACAGATAGAACTGCCATGAAACTCAATTTCTCAGCAGACGAACAAGACCTTTGTGGACCAACTCACCCTAGTGGTGAATGTTTGTTTATGAATGAGGAGATTACCAGTAGACAGTATGCGTTAAATGATTTCTATTGGAATCTTCCGACTTGCATTACAAATAACACAACGCCTGTGGATGGTGGTACACCATGTCAAGACTGCGAAGTATTACTCTTACAAAGAGAAGCTTCTGTATGTTGGTGCGGTGATTTACCGCCTGGTGTTACTTGTGACTTTCCAGAATATGCGTACACTTGGGCAACAAATGATTTATGGAACTCTCGGCGTTACCTAAAACTGTACGTTCAAAATAGTACGGGAAGCCATAGCCCTGGGTGTTACAAAGTTGTAGGAGTTATTGAAGCAAGACTTTTGCCATCAGATGCGGTGTGGCACACGTTCTGGATATCGGGTGAATGTCATAAATTTCCTGATGGTCATGTGGAATGCCACCCAACCAATGATGACGTTCTGGCAGATTGCGCTTTTTGTACGGGCGACTGCTATGGAGAAAATCCTATACTGAATGGACGGTTTGATTGTATGAGTTTCTGCCCACAAGTCGAGTGTGATGCTCCTTGCGGAACTGCGGGGCATCAGTGTTGGGCTTGTTGTATTACGGACTCTGATGGTAGCCCAAACTGTTGTGAATACCCACCACCTCCTCCTAATGGTAGCCCACCAGAACCGCCACCAAGACAGAAACAAATGGGAGATTGGGATTCTATATTTTTATTCCCAACCAATATAGAAACTGAAATAGATATTGACATCAATAATGTTAAGACCTCAGTGCCTATTTCGTTTTCAGATGCACTACAGATTCCCATGATAGATAGTCCGACTGCACAAGATGTTGAAACATATAACAGGTTGTCACCCTTCCAATATGCCCCGAATTATCTCAAAGAGTCATTAAACAAAACTGTGCGAACAGGTGCGGTTGCAGACAAGAGAGCAAAAGTTCCGCAGGTGGACGAAGCTAACTACCTAGGTAATTACTCAGAAGGTTCGCTTGAATGGTCTATGTGGTTGCATATTGGAAATTGCATAGCAGTAAACTCTGAGCAGGATATGACTCGTAAGTGCAGTTTTGACTATACGGTTTTTGCTTATTGTCAGTCAAAAAAATGTAAAGTAGATTCAAAAGTGTTGGAGAATAAGGTTGTACAATTCAACTTAGATACTAATTATTTTGGAGCATCTGATGAAACTTAAAATAACCTACCACGATGCAAATATGCCTATAAAAGAAGTTATCGCCAATGTTGCGAGTGTGGGTGAAAATAACTTATCTAAACTTTCAATGGTAAAAAATATAGAGAAGCAAACAAAAGAAAGAATATCACGCATTGAGAAATTTAGAACGGGGGTGACGGGCATAACAAAAGCAACACTTGGTATAGGATTGGCAAGTAAATCTGAAATTGAAGGGAGAAGAAGTATATGCGAAGTGTGTGAGTTTCGGCAGGGAAGTTCGTGTGGGGCGTGTGGATGCTTTATTAGTCCTAAGACGAAACTAGCAAAAGAACAATGCCCGAAGGGGTTTTGGGGTCAAGCAATTACAATAGAAAATCAGAGGAGTGGCGGATGTGGATGTGGGAAAAACAAATAATAAACTAACGTGGGAAGTAATAGAGCAGAATAGAAATTGTCATACGGTTCGTGTGGATGCGACTAACTCAAAGTGGGAACAATACTTTCTGTTGTCTAGTGACAGACATCACGATAATGCTCACACTGACCATGCTTTAGAATTGAAGCACCTAAAGTTAGCAAGGGAAAGGGGTGCAGGGATAATAGATGTCGGGGATATGCACTGTGCGATGCAAGGCAAGTGGGATAAAAGGTCAGACCTTACGGCAACAAGACCCGAACAGCAGGAAGGTAGGTACATTGACTCGCTAGTTGAATGTGCATCAGATTTTTACGCTCCATTTGCCGAGAACTTTGTAGTAATTGGTAGGGGTAATCACGAAACATCCATACTAAAACGACATGAAACGGATTTGACTGAACGGACTTGCGAACGAATGTCTGCTATTTCTGGACATAAAGTTCATTCTGGCGGTTACGGTGGTTGGATTCGGTTTATGATTAAATTGAATGGCTCTATCAACCAGTGCAACATGAAGTATTATCATGGCTCAGGTGGCGGTGGTCCAGTTACCAGAGGGGTTATCCAGACAAATCGTATGGCGGTGATTTATCCACAAGCTCATATCATTTGTTCTGGTCACACCCACGACCAATGGATTGTGCCTATAGCAAGGGAGAAGTTATTTAAATCGGGTCGTATCGGTATGGACGAAGCATTACATGTGCGCTGTGGAACTTACAAAGATGAGTACATGGATGGCTTTGGTGGTTGGCATGTTGAGCGAGGAGGACCGCCAAAAGGTTTGGGAGCAATGTGGCTTCGGTTCTATGTAACGTCTTCAACAAACAATGTAATAGGTTGGGAAGTTGTTAGGGCTAAATAATGAAAATGATACGGGTAACTTGGGTTGATGCTGAAACCATCGGGGATTCTGGTTGGCAAGATTTGTCTGACATACAGCATATAAAAGAAGTCACACCACCAGTAATGAAAACCATTGGTTTTGTTTTAGGTGATTTTGATACGCATATAACAATTACGGATTCAATAGGAGAAAAAGAGTGTGGTCATGTAACAAAGATACCAAAGGAAATGATTAGAACAGCGTGTTTTCTTGGGGAGATAGTTAAAGCGAAAGAGGAAATAAAAAACCCCGCCCAACGAGAGGGATAAGTTCTCGCAACTATGGGCGGGGTAAAGGAAATTGTGACTTTCGCCACAATATGAATAGCGTAATTATATCATTTTACATCATAAATATCAATACCAAGGTTTGCGGTTGGTAGTATAACACCAGGGTGATTAGAATTTACCCACTCTACAAAACTATCTCTATTCCATCGCATACCACCAAGACGAATTGGCTTTGGAAGCTTACCTGAATCCACCCATCGGTAAATAGTTGAAACTTCAACACCAAACGCCTTAGCAACATCTGACGTATAAATATAAATTAAACACATAAAATACTCCTCTTAGAATGGTATGTCATCATCTGGAACTTTTGTCGCTACAGATGAAACTGGAATCTCTTTTTCCTGTGAATCGCCTGAAACATTCTTGATGTTCCTAACTTCGACAACGGTAAACTTACCTCTTTTCCCTTCGACTTCTTTGTTTGAGAAATCTGCTTGAATGCGAAGACCTATTAAATCAAATACATCTTGCTTAAAAAATGTATCCCAATCTGCGGATGTGTAACCAAGCATTGAAAACCATCTTAGCGCAACGGAGGCAGGGGCGGTTTTCCCAATGTAGTCGTGCGTGTACCGTTCTTTGTTCGGAAGGTTTACGTCTTCACGACACAAGCAAACCTTAATCGCAGGACCACCTGCGTGTTTAATTAGTTCTACTTTTGTAACTGTTGCAAATTCCATCATTTTTTCTCCTGTGTTGGGATTCTTTCGTGTGTTGCTACTAATTGCTCATCTGAAAACTCGTCTACATCTGTTAAATCCCAATGCCCAAACACAGCACCCGCCCATTTAGTGTCTTTGTCCATGTGTGACCTGATAGCTTTGACGAGTTCTTTTCGACAATCTTCTGTAAGTTTAAGTTCATCCTCAAACATTACGGTGTCTTCACCTGCGTAAACATTTATTCCTAAGCCATGAAAAGCTATCGCCTTTACTAAGCATCTTTTCAGCGAATTGTTGATTTGCGTGGGTTTTGGGTTTTGGATGTCATTATTATTATTATCCATAACAGCCAAATCCTCTTCGACTGTTTCCTCTTCGACTGTAACAGCAACCCTGACAAATGCGTACCCTTCTTCGTCTTTGAATGCTGTTTTGCCGTTTTCGGTTTTAATGTACTCGAACTTAGCCTTGGGGTAATTCTCTTTTAGAATGCTCCAAGCCCAAACCCACGGTAGAAAGTCGAACATACCTTTTTTTTCGACATACTTTGAGCAGTCGATTCGGGAAAGTGTTTCCCATACTGATAATTTTTCTTTAGACATTTGCGACCTCCTCGCTTTTAAGTTCTTGTGGCAGTTCTGGTAGTTCCATCCAGGCAACAACTTTTTTTACTTTGTTGCCGTCCTTAAACTGAACTACACCCTCGACTGTATTCTGAGATATAAACTCTTCTATCCATTCAGATGTAAACAAAACCTTCTTGCCAATTCTGCAATGCCGAATCTGACCTGAAGTTCTAAGTTTCCAGAGTTGACCATAGGAAATGTTTAGCCAACTTGCAGTTTCTTTTGAATCTAATAACTTGCCGTCTTGTTGTTTTCTATCACCACTAGAGGTACTGTGTTTCCCATTCCATACCATCAATATCTGGTGGTGATACGATTCTTCGCCCCGCTCAACCAAGCATAAATAACTGTGACATGGAACGCCATCGGGACATTCTTCTGTCTTTGGTAATTCGGGCAACCGCTCTGATACTAATATCCATTCTTTAGACATATTTACCTCCTATGTCTTCTAATTGTTTTTACCTTCTAACCACTGTTCGACATTGAACAAAGTACCCTTTGCGTTTGATGGAACTCGGTCTTGGA